TTTTTTGTATTGCATCTTCTGCTTCTTTCTTGGCAGGGAATATAGCAGGGTAACTTGCATTAGGCTGTGCAATAAATAATGCCCTTAGTTTGTTACCTCTGTCTCTTCTATACACACCTGCTGGCCTGTTACCGCCTTTAGGTTTACCTATGAAGATGTTATTACCTTTAGCGTTACCAGATCCTACAGCAGTTATTATTTTGTTTATAGTGGACTTAGTAATGTTGCCATACCTATCACGTTTAAGAAATGCGTTTTTAGTTGGTACTAATACACTATTGCCTGGTATGTTTGTAGCAGTTGAATGTTTAACAAATAACGCATCATACTTTTGTTTTCTATCACCACCAAATATATTCTGGTCTAAGTATCTACCCATGTTATAGGGTCTGTCCTTAGTTTTTATTACAGATGTTAGTGTAGATTTCTTAGCTACTGTTGCTCTAAATCCTTTCTGTGTTTGTTTCTTAGGTCTATCTAAATAACGTCTAGATGATCCAGCTAACCTGTTTAGTGCTGACTTTTGTTTACTACCTGCTATAAATTTAGACCCTTGTACAGATGCGTTTATAGCCTGTGCTATAGAGAATGGTAACTGTTTTGTATGTTGGTTAGTCCACTTAATAGCAGTTGGTAATTCTGATTTAATGTCTAACCTTATACCCATCAGAAAGGAATTGTAGCTGTTTCTAGTTTACCTTCTTCTGATTGTTCACGCTTCTCAGGTAAAACAAAATTATTTACATTTACTCTTAACTGTTTTCTTTTCTGTCCATCATCTGTTTCATAGGATGTATATTCAGCATCACCTGATACTGCTACAAGGCTACCTTTTTTATAGGCATCTACAATAAGTTCCCATCTTTTGCCCCATACCTGACAATCTATAAAAGATGTTCTATCCCTGCCATGTGATACAGCTATTGTAAAAGATGCTAGATCATAAGCACCTGCTTTTTTATATTCAGCGTCTTTAGTTAAACGCCCTGCAATTGATACATTAAACATTTTTTTCTGGTAAATAGTTTGAGATCAGGTAGTTAATACCTGATGAGTAGGAATAATTATTAGCTTTGCACCAATCTCTAAATTTTTTGTGATTAATGTGTGTAAGTTTTGAAGATACAAGGAAACGGTTTTTCCAATTAGAGGCAGCAACATCAATAGGTCTAGTTTCAAGAGGTTCATCAATCATGTGTTAACAGCAAGCCATTCTTCTATAAAGGTAACGTGTGAAGGTTTTGTTATGTTATCTGATAACTTTTTGTTTCTATCAAAGTCAAATTCTATGTATAGTGCATCTGCCAGTGTGTTGTAAAGTTTTTTATCTTTAACAAGTAACTTACCTACTATCTGTAAGTAATATTGTTTAGTTTCATCATCTAATAATGTAGGCATACCTACGGCTTTGTTCTTTGTTATTGGTGTTACTTTATCTGGTGTTGGGTTTGCAAAATCACCATCATTATCAGGAATACCTGCATTTAATCCTAATATTGCTAATAAGGAATACCTGCGACAATAAGTTATAGCACCGCCTTCCTGATGCATGGGATTGCCTCTACCTCCTGTATTTACAGGTAAAAACATTTCTGATGTTATGGATTCACCAGATGTGTGCAGCAGGTTAGTTATTAATATATTTTTATTATCTACTACTTTTGTTGTATGTACGATTGCTAAACCATTAGCTGCTAATGCAGGGTTAACAGTAGATAATACTGTGGACAGGTCAGCAAACTTACCATATTGCGCATTAGCTTTTTCTTCTATTGTGCCTACCTGTTGAATGAACTTACATAAGGCTGCTGTTATTTCTTTAGTCATTTATTTGCCTCATCATCATATGAATTTTTTTTTGATGTTCTTTAAATGCCTTTGTTCCAGACATCATACTCATACCTTTACTAATTGCTTTATAAAGATCTGCTTTAGTTGCTTGTTTAGTCATTAACTAAATATATTTTTCTTAGTATAGCTATGGTTTACCCTTATGGCAATCATGGGTGTTAATAATCTGTCTTAATCGTTCATTATCTGCTAACGCTTCTGCCAGTAGTTCAAAGGGGTCATTTATCCCTGCTAACTGACTTCTTAGCATTTTTGTACGTCTATTCTTGTCAGCTAATGTACAGGACATAGCATAGTTAGACTTATGTGCTAAACATAACATTATATATAGTGTTTGTAAAGATTTAATACAATCTATATAGCGTTACGTTGATCTCTTGGTTTTTAGATGTTCTATTAATGTACAAATATTGTCTAATTATTAACCAATTTATGAACACTTTAAGGCCAGCTTTGGACATGGATCTAATTACCAAGATCCTAGAAATAAAGCCTAAATACATTACAACAACTGCATTTTTAAATTTGCTTTTAGAAGATGCGTACAATGCAAGATGCAAAAATGAAAAAAATATGGCACTATATATACATAAAGATAATAAGTTTGAAAGTAAGAAATTAGACAATAAGAGCATAGATAAAGAGTTAGAAAGAAAAGAACAAAAAGAAAAAATTAATAAAAAAGAAAAACAAGAAAAGATAATACCAGATGATTTATTACACTTACAAACTCTTATAGATGACTTCTGGAAGGTAAAGAAAGGTAGTAAATCAATACAGGCATGGAAACTACAGATAACAGAATATAAAAAGTTTATAGATAAATATGGTGAACAGGTGTTAAGAGATCAGTTAGAAGCAGGGATACTTGCAGGTACTTGGAAAGGTTTAAAAATGAGTCATTATGAAGAACAGATTAAACGTGTAAAAAGGTTTGATAAAGAACCAGAAAAAGAAGTAATACACCCTGCACAGAAGGTTGTACAGTTTGATGAAATGGGGAACTTAATCTAATGGATAGTTTATTTGGTGGTAGTGGCATAAGAACACTACGTATGATGGTAAAAAAAGGACTTATTACAGTAGAGGATCTTGATACACCGCCTGATGGTTGGTTTATTGCAATGGGTTATGACAGGGAAAATAAAACAGGAAAATGGAAACGTATTTTACGTACAGATTGTGGTTCGAGGCCATCATTACCTGTACATAAATTGCCAAAATATAGAAATAGTCTTACAGGTAAAATAACTTTTGATCCTGTGGAATATGAAAAAGAACATTAAAGATATTCTTGTACAAGATCCATTTGTAGAGTTTTATCCAGTACCACATAAATATTACGATTTAAAACGTAAATGCTATGTAGCTAGATCTGTAAGTGAAGTAATAAAAACAAATGATTTTGTTAGTAAAAATATGGAGCAGGCTGCAATACGTGGTACAGCAATACATGAAGCTGCACAGATATGGTGTGAAACAAAAGATAAAACACTAGCATTAGCGTATGCAAAAGAATATAGACAATGGGTAGAACATTTAATTAATTATCATATGTGGGATACATGGGAATGTGTTGCTAATGAATTACGTATGGTAGATAGAAAAAGAGATATAGCAGGTAGTTTAGATGCAGTATTACAACATAAAGAAACAGGTTTTTTATGTCTAGCTGATTTTAAGACACAAGTTAAATACAAAAAGAAAAACCATAGGTTACAAATAGGTGGTTATGTATCGCTGCTAAATCAAAATTATCCATCTGTTACTTTATTTACATGTAGGGTTATTTATATAACACCTGATGGAATAAAAACCCAAGAATATAACCCTGCTGAATGTATGTTTGATTATGAACAGGCTAGAAGTTTATATTTCAAAAAAGCTACTTAATTTTATGTGTATGCGGTATAACTTGGTTTGGTTTAGGTTCTAAATATACATCTGCACAGACATTATAAAAGGGACTATCTTCTGTTACACGTATACCATTAGCTAATAAAGATCCACATTCACGTATTCTTGCTATCTGCCAATCTAAACGCTTGTTTTCTAATATCTGCTGCTGTAATTTTACTTGTGTTGTAGCAGCCTTTTCACAGGTGGATTGTAATGTGCGATCTAAGGGAATAGTAAAGTTAAGACTAAAACCACTATTTAATGCAAAGCTGTCTTTATTTGTACCAGAATAATTTAATTGTTCATAAAGTACCACACCAGGGTTATCAGGTACACCATTTTCATCTTCGTCTGTTGGGTCATATACAGGTGTTGTGTAATAGTCTCTATATGGTTTTCTATAGTTAGCACCAAAGGTAACAAATGGGCTAAATGATAAAGTAGCACCCTGACATACAATATTATTTCCAAACTGCTGAGTAGTCATATTTCCATTTATTGATTGTATTGCCATGTTTGTCACCGAGCCATTATTAGATTGTGAAACAGCATTAGCAAATGCTTCTACAGGAATTATTCCTATTGTGAGAATACAGAAGTAGTAGTAACAACGCTTTCTGATTCTATTGACCTGTTTATTACTGTTATGTTCTGTAGACCTGGTGCTTTGTATGTTTCTGTAAACTGAAATGAATTTCCATCTGATACTGTCCAGTTTGGTTTGTTGTTTAGATTTAGTCCTGTCCATGTATATACCTGACCATTTACAGTTTCATTAATAGATGTTGCATCAGGTGTAATACTTGCAGCATCACCCATAGATACCCCAACACCTGTAACTGTGTATTCATATCCTGTAGAAAAGTCTGTTGATGTAATTGTTTCTGTAATAGATGTAGTACTGTTTGTGGTGCTGCTAGTCGTACCTGTAGTAAAGGCTGGTGTAATTGGCTGTGATTTAACTGGTATGGCATATATAAACAGTAGCAGTATTAATTTTTTCATTCATTATTTAGTTGTAACCTCAGTTACAAATTGTCCTGTAGTTATAGAACCTGCCCCACCTGGATCTAAATCTGTAATTGTATGATCAGACCCTATTGTTACATCAAATCCTGTACCTACACCACCATCTGTAGATGTTATATTACCAAAATTATTTACTTCACCTACACTTAAATCACCTGATTGCATAGTATCAGGCTGTAATAATGATTCTGTTAAACTCCAGTTTGTAGCATCTGTATTTATAGAATATTGCCCTGCATCAAAAGTTACTGCATTAGTAGTTGAGTTAACGCTAAAACCACCTAACTGATCTCCTGAGTTAGATGTACCAACATTAGTACCAGATGCACTATATGATCCTCCTAATCTTTCTACCTGCGTACCTGCTGCATTAACCTGTATTGATACAGATGTTGTTAGCTTGCTAGTTACGTCACAATAAGCTGGTGTAGAAAATAAAAAAATAAAAGGTAGTAGTTTTTTCATGCTTTTGATTTGGGGTCTACTTCAGTTGCACCAATTATTTTTATAGGTGTTTCTACCCTTATAGTTTGGTATGAATTGTCACTTTGTGCAACTTCTTTAGATTTATCTGTTTTTTCTTCTTTTTTCTTTTTACCTACATCTACAGAAAAAGTTGCTAAACAACCTGTGAATACACTTGCTATAAATGTAATATCTTTAGGTGAATTATCTTTTGCCATACCAGGAAATGATACGTAGTTAAGGCTAATAATAAAACCAGCCCAAACCATAACACCTAACCTAATAAACGTGCCTAGTATCTCTAATTGTTCTTCTTTATCTTCAAATTTTTCTTTTATTTTTTGTAGAGGATTTTTAGATTTTTGCTCTGACATGGGTTTTTAATCTATAATAGCTATAGATCAGGCTTAAGAAAAGTGATAGAAGTAGTAGCAGCAGTAGGTGGGGCAATGTTAACAGCCTGTTTTGTATCTGTAGGTTCTGTATCTTATAGAGGTAGGCAATCACGTGATGACTTAGTAAGGAATACAACAGCTATAGAATTATTAACAACAAAAATAGATGATATGCATGATGATATGAAAGAGGTATTTCACAGATTAAAAGAAGTAGAACTAGCTGTAGCTGAGATAAAACCTAGAAGGTAATAAAAGGCCACCTAGCTTTGCAATGGGGATTAGGCAGCCTTGTAGATGACCATATTAAATTTAACGTCTACAATATGTTTGTAAAGCAAAACAAAGCTATGTACAAAATTTTAAAGCCTATACTGCTACGCTTTCTTACTTCTACAGGTTGTAAAAGGTTAATTGTAGATTTATTAAGGTCAATATGTAAGCAAACAACAAACACCTTAGATGATAGGGCTGTAGATATGTTAGAACAGCAATTATTTCCTAAATTAAATTAAAAATAACCAACAGCAGTATTCTTGTCACTTGTTGTATAACCAATAGCAGTATTATGCTCGCCACTTGTAACAGTTAAAACCCTTATAATAACTACGTTTTATAATAAATAACCAACTGCTGTATTATGTGTGCCGCTTGTATTTCCTACTGCTGTGTTTTAGTAACCTTTGGTATTTCCAATAGCTGTGTTATATATACCAATAGTAATTACCAATAGCAATATTATAGTAACCTATTGTATAAAGTAAAACCATTGGTATCACTAACTTTTAGTAAATAAATCCTACTGCTGTGTTATTAATACCTTTGGTATTTACCGACTGCTGTGTTCTTGTTACCAGATGTAAAACCTATTGCACTGTTTTTGTTACCTTTAGTTTTTCCTACTGCTGTGTTATATGTACCATTAGTATTTCCTAAAACCCTTACTGCTGTTGTCTTTTTTATAGTAAAACCAATAGCTATATTATATACACCAGTTGTAATTCCTATAGCAGTATTTCAGTAACCCTTTGTATTTCCTATAGCTGTATTATGTGTACCAATGGTAATTCCTACAGCAGTATTATGCGTACCATTAGTATTTCCGATAGCTGTGTTTTATCAACCACTTGTATTTCCTATAGCAATATTATTGTTACCAGTTGTATATACCAAAACCCTTGCAATCAGTGAGATTTTTTATTTATAACCAATAGCTGTGTTCTTGTAACCAATAGTATTTCCTACAGCAGTATTATTAACACCATTGGTAATTCCTATTGCTGTGTTTTAGTTACCACTCGTAATACCAACAGCAGTGTTATGTGTACCAATGGTATTTCCTACTGTTGTGTTTTAGTACAATTGGTGACAGTAATATTGCTGTAGGATTGTAAAAACGCAAAAAAAAAAGACCCTTAAAGGGTCATATATTGAGTTGACTAATTATTTTATTAACTCTTTTAACTTTTTATCTGCTTGGTCTACACAACCAATCCCATCAAATTGATAAGTACCTAAATTTGTGGCAAGACGGCATCTCTGATCCCATTCCAACATTTTTTCTTCTTTAGTCAATTGTCGATAAACACAAATAGTGACTCTTTCCCAATGTGGGTTTCGTTTATCTCCTTGATAGCGCCCTAGATGATGATGATAAAAAATATCTGTTTTAGCACCTTTAATTTGATAGTGCTTATTGTCATTATCACCTTCTCTAAATACAACTTCTATTGCGTTGTTTTGTTTAATTAGTGTTTTGTTCATTTGGATTGCCTCTCGGTGTTGTTTATAAATCTAGTATATATAAAGGGTATACCCCTATAAAGGTTATGTTACAAACTTGTAATAATTAGTCAGGAAATCGATCAAGTCCAACACTTGCCCTGTCTTTCCTATGAATTGCAATAGGTGTTTTATAACTTTCAAGTTAGGGTATCTCACAAACCTAACTATCAGGCTTCCCGACTATATTTATTTGTTTACCTCCTTACAAGCTAGTTCTATACCTGCATTACAATCTGTAATTGTCATGTCATATAAAGAAGATGAGAGGGCTGTATAA